GAGCCCAGAGCGTTTAAGGGCGCCCTCCACGATACCATTCGCCCAATCCGGAAAGCTCGGTGCGAGAGTGATCGATTCGACGAGTGCATTGAGATCAACAGGCACATCGGTGCCAGCGTGGGCTCCGGCGTGTACCCGAAGTTCACCCTTGACTAATGTCACCTCGGCGCCGAAATTCGCAATAGCCCTGAGTTCGCATTCATGCTGATAGCAAGGTCGCTTCTGGAGCAAGGGTGGGAGAACGTTTTAACTCACCAATCCCGAGAACAGAGCCGTCAGTGACTGCGGGATCTCTATAGTGGACGGCACCTATGTAGACCGGCATGGATGTTGCGGCCAATGCCTCCTTCAGCCGGCCAACAGTGGTTCGAATGGCAATTCCGTATTCCGTTTTGGTATAGAGGCTCCACATCGCGACTGATTCATAAACGCCACGAAACCAGCAATTGACGGCCATATGCTCATGGACTGTCCGGAACAAATCTATCGCGCTGCCTGACGCGCTAGCGAATACAGCTTGGATACCGGCCGTGGTTCGTCGGTCGATCACGCCTTCCCATTTGTCCGGTAGATCGTAGATGAATGCGAAATGCAATTTTCGCGTCTCGATCAGGCAGAGGAACTTTGGCAGGTCCATATAACGCCAGATGACTTCATGATCCGCCGGTGTATCCGCAAATTTGTGATGTGTGTAGGGCACAGCCGTAGCATCCGTCACCGTAGACTCTGCGTCAAGCATGAAGGTCCGCGACGAAAGCTAAAAGGGGTAGGGCTATCCAAAACCTTTGGGCAGGGCCCAAGTCAACCCAGCCAGAGTCACGTTCACGCATCTGCATTTCAAAGTATTTGGCTTGCAGACGCTAAATACGAGCTGTGAACACCACACGATTGATGCGGCTGCTGATGCTGACCGTTATGTCAGACGCGGAGCTGATCGATTTCATCAACGATCACCGGACGTTGGCCGCAGAAGGCCTCACGCAGTTGCGCAAGCGTCACGCAGGGCTGCCAGAGGATCAATTTCAAGTGTGGGTTGGACTCAACAGCTAATGCCGCAACATAGCACACCAACCTCAATACGTATTGCACAAGGCAATCCCTCGCAAAGACCCCTTCCTGAAAGGGAACCCAAAGCCGAAAGAGGCATCCCGCAGATGCCAGTCTTCATGTCGCAACCCGCACAGCAAGTGTGGCGAGACTTGGCGCCCTTGCTCCTCCAGTTGGGCACGTTATCACTGGCGGATGGCGTGGCCCTCGAAGCACTGTGCAATCAAATCGTCTACATGCGCATTGCACAGGAGAGTATTGATCGCGACGGAATCCTGATCGAAACAAAGAACGGACCGCGCAAGAATCCAGCCATGAATGTCGCTGACGGCACGCTGAAACAAATTCGGGCATTGCTCGGTGAATTTGGCTTGACCCCGGCGTCCCGCACGCGAATTCAATCGAACAATCCAGAAGCCGCAACCGCACTGGAACAGATACTTGGCGAACGCACGCGACTGCGAACGTATGGAGACGCCTAAAGCCGATACATGGAAGTGTTCGAGGAGTACGTTGACGATGTCCAAAACGGACACGTCACCACGAACGAACTTGTCAAAAAAACAGTCCAGCGACACGTAGACGATCTTGTAAACGGACACAAACGCGGCCTCTACTTCGATAGGAACGAGGCCAAATGGGTCTGCGATACATTCCCCAAGCTGTTCAAGCATTCAGCGGGGGAACTGGCAGGGCAGCCATTCCACTTGACGCCGTGGCAGGCGTTTATCGTCAGTTGTGCCTTTGGCTGGAAGCATAAGGCAACAGGCTTCAGACGGTTCCGGCGCATATACATCGAAGTCGCGCGGCGTAATGGCAAGAGCACACTGCTGGCAGCAATTGCACTTTTCATGCTGTTTTTGGACGGTGAACCTGCCGCTCAAATCTACTCCGCGGCCACAAAGCGCGATCAGGCAAAGATCGTATGGGGTGAAGCAAAGAAGATGGTTCGCGCAAATCGCGAACTGTCAAAACACATCGAGACCTACAGGGACTCGATTGTCTACCCCGGCACAGACTCGATTTTCGTTCCTCTTGCTAGCGACAGCAAAAGTCTCGACGGGCTGAACATCCACGGCGCAGTCGTTGATGAGTTGCACGCGCACGACACACGGGAAGTGTGGGATGTCTTGGACACGGCAACCGGATCGCGACAGCAGCCGATGATTTGGGCGATTACCACTGCCGGATTCAACCAAAACGGCATCTGCTACGAAATCCGCCAGATGGTCATAGACATACTCAACGGAACAAACGACAACGATTCTTGGTTTGGCTTCATTGCGGGACTCGACCCAGACGATCTGTACAGCGATCAGAGCAAGTGGGAAAAGGCAAACCCCAACCTGCCCTACATCAGCACATTGCCGCCCGACCTGCAAGAGAAGGCGAAACGTGCCGCGACGTCTGCCGGAGAAATGAACAACTTCCTCGTAAAGCATATGTGCCGCTGGACGACGAGCGCACAGAGCTGGCTGCGAATCGGCGACTGGGACAAATGCAAGGCGCAGAAGACATTCACATACGAGGAAATGAAAGGACGGCCAGCGTTTGTCGGACTGGACCTGTCGGAAAAGCTGGACCTAACGGCGGTATCCATTTGCTTCCCACCAGTCGAAGATGGCGAGCACTGGCGTTATCTGTGGCGGTTCTTCCTCCCACGCGACACAGTGGAACGCTACGTTGCTGATGGCGAAACGTACTGGCGTGACTGGGAGAACTCAAAGCAGCTGACTGTAACGCCAGGTGGCATTACGGATGAGAACGAAATCCGCCGTGTCATCTTACAGATCAAAGAGGATTTTGACCTGCGGATGGTCGGGCATGACCCGCGCAAAGCAACACGCCTTGTCGGTGAGCTGCTTGATCACGGTATTGAGATGGTTGAAATCAATCAGCACTTCTCGGGAATGAGCGAAGCCACTAAAACTTTCGAGGCGCAGCTACGAACTGGCTTGCTCGAACACAACGGTGAGTCGCTGATGCGCTGGCAGGCAACGAACGTCGCATTGCAGATGGACTACGACGGCAATATGCGCCCAATTCGTCCGCAGAAGAACTCAAACAAGCGCAAAGTGGACGGGGTCGTCGCAGCGGTATTGGCCTGCGCAGTGGCAATCAGAATGCCGATTGCATCCGAAGCGATCTACGCCTGCCTCAACTGACGGCTAAATACAAAGCAACCGGAATACTACATGGCACTATTTGACACCTTCAGGGGCATTTTCCGCCCGTTCACAGAAAGGAGATCAGCACTTGATGATCCGGGCATCCCCATCAACAGTCCCGCCGCATGGTCGCTGCTATTCGATGGGCAGCCGGCAGAATCAGGGGAAATCATCAACTACACAACGGCGATGCAGTCGAGCACTGTATTCGCCTGCATCAGGGTGCTATCGCAGTCCATTGCTTCGATTCCGGTGCGGCTGATGGAGATTGTCCCAAACGGACACAAGGAAGCAACGGACATCGACCTCTACTACCTGCTTCGAGTCCAGCCCAATCCTGACATGTCTGCGTACACGTTCTTCGAGTCACTAACGGCGAGTCTCGCGTACACGGGCAATGGATATGCGCAAATAGAAAGGGATGTGATGAATCGACCACTGGCACTTTGGCCGCTGAATCCCCTAAAGACCTTTCCTGTTAGGGACACCGTGACAGGCGACCTGTTCTACAAGACCTCGGATGGCATGAAGTCTGGTCAATACCGCTTCGTTCCACAGAAAGACATACTCCATTTCAAACAATACAGTTTGGACGGCATTCAAGGCCTGAGCCCGATTGACTATGGCAGACGGACGTTGGGGCTGAATGTCGCGCAGGAAAAGGCCGGCAGCCGCGTGTTCGGCAATGGCAGCAAGCCGGGCAATATCCTAATCGCCAAAAGTGCGAAGACTCCGGAGCAAATCCAAGCCGCGCGGGTCAGCTGGGAGAAGTCTCAGGGTGCAATCAACCAAGGACGCGTCGGTGTGCTGGCTGGCGAGTGGGACTACAAGGATTTGGGCATCTCGAACGAGAATGCACAGTGGCTGCAATCCCGCAAAATGTCGCTTCAGCAGATCGCAGCACTTTTTGGTGTGCCATCGCATTTCGTCGGCGATGATTCGAAGCTCTCGGGATCAAACAGCGAACAGATCGCTCGTCAGTTCCTGCAAACGAGTCTCGGACCAATCATCGCGCAGTATGAGAACGAGCTGTTGCGCAAGTTGGTTGCGACGGTAGGAAGAAGTGCAAACAAGTTCTTCATACGCTTCGATACTGAACAGTTCATCCGCACCGACATCCAGACACAATACCAAGCCTATGCGGTTGGCGTATCGAGCGGCTGGCTCAGCGTCAATGACGTAAGACGCAAGCTCGGTGACAACCCGATTGGCGAACAGGGCGACATCTACCGCATCCCGCTCAACTTCACAAACGCTGACCAAGTTGTGGACGCCGCGACGGAGGCCAATAAACCGCTTCCGGACAACGATACAGACGACTCCGAGGTCGATGACTCTGATGCACTGCCAGAGCCCACGCCCACAAGGCAGAACATGCGCCATCGCGAACTATACGACACGATCTACAGTTCACTGTTTAACGACGCTTTTACTCGGATATTGAAGCGCGACAGCAGGGATTTGCAAGGCATTGCCGCTGTATTCACGCCCCTTCTCGAGAGCATGAGTACCCTTGCCGCCAATGGCGAGATTGTCGATACTGCGAAGCCGATCAGCGACGTGCTGAAAAGCGTCGCCAAGCGGTCAACAAAATGGACCGTAGAAGACAGAGCCCAAGAGTTCGAGAAGATCACGCGCAGTCTGCACATCGAAATCGCGAAAGCAATCGCGGTGTCAAAGGCGCTAGAACAGCTAAATACCACAACAGAGGCAGATGCACAATGAATTTAGAAACACGACAGTTTGTCACATCGGAATTGCGTTTCGAACAAGACGGGACGTTGACGGGCTATATCGCCCGCTTCAATTCCCCAAGCAAGGATCTGGGCTTTATCGAAACGCTCGCTCCGGGCTGTTTTTACAGAAGCCTTACGACAGGCAACGACATCGTTGCCCTGATCAATCACGACAGCAATGCACCCATTGGCCGCACGTCGAACGGAACGCTGCAATTGCGCGAAGACAATAGCGGCCTTGCGTATTCCATCACATTGCCCAACACTTCACGTGCAAACGATTTGCGCGAACTGGTGAAGTCCGGCGTTGTAAGCGGCTGTTCCTTTGGGTTCATCGCGGACGACGATACATGGGGCACAAACTCTGCTGGCTATCCAACCCGCACGATCAACGCTTGCACCCTGCGTGA